CAACACGCCGGGTGAACCGCCGTCAGTAGTCAACCCGCCGTTCGGAGGAACCTGATGCCGATCCTGACGCCGATGGCGAAGCTGCCGAACAAGGGCGACCGCGACGTCTTCGTCGGCGTCGTGCAGGGCACGCTCGAACTGATGATGGCGCAGGTGCGCGTGGTCAACGCGGTCGGCGCGCAGCTCGCGGTGTTCATCGCCAACGTCAACACCCAAGTCACGGCGCGCTGGATCGCCGGCACCTTGGCGAGCGATCTGCTCGCCATCTTCGTGCAGGCGCAGCAAGCCGGCATCGGCTACGACGGCCTCGAAGTGGTGCGGCTGTATCTGCTCGAACTGCCGGCGCTGAATCCGTTTCCGCAGAAGGTGCAGCAACTCTTGATGCAGCTCACGCTTGCCCGCATGGCGACGGTGATCGCCGGCACCACGTTCGCCAGCCGGCAGGAGATCGAGACGGCGCTGTTGCGCATGGGCGAGGCGTTCGATCAGGCCAAGGTGCTGATGGCCTCGGAGCTTGGCGCCGGCAACTGGCTCGCCCTGGTCGCGCTCGAAGGCGCGGTGATGGTCGATCTGACGACGCGGCAACGGCCGTTGCCGCTGATGATCGGCTACAGCGTCGCCGCCATACTGCCGGCGCTGGCGCTGTCCGCCTACCTCTACAACGACGGCTCGCGTGCCGACGAGCTCGCGGCTGAGAACAACACGCCGAATCCCTGCTTCATGCCTCCATCGGGCTTCGCACTGTCGAGCTAACAATGCCTCTGCTCAATGAGATCGCCGAGATCGACGTCGGCGGCAAGATCTACAATCAGTGGAAGTCGGTCATGGTCAAATGCCCGGCTCCCGGCGCTGGACCGTTTCGCGAGTTTCAGTTCACGTCGAGCGAGGACGTGACCCCGCAGGGCACCTTCGAGCAGAACCCGCAAAACTGGCAGATCAAACCGGGCGACGCGGTGACCATCAAGCTCGCCGGCATCACCGTGCTCACCGGCTATGTCAACGTGCGCCAGGTGTTCGCCGAGAAGGAGCAGCACGGCGTCATGATCGCCGGCCGAGGACGGGTGCAGGACGCCGTCGACTCGGCCGCCATCGCGCAGAACATGATGGGCGGCGCGGGCGGGGCCGGTGGAGCGGGCGGCGGCGGTGGTGGCGGCGGCGAGTTTCGCGGCCAGACCTGGACCGCGATCGCGCAGCAACTTCTAGGGCCGGTCAGCATCGGCTTGCTGCCGCTGGTCGCCAACATGAATCCGTTCAAGGAAGCGCAGATCGTGCCGGGCGAGAGCATCTACAACATGCTCGACCGGCTGGCGGCCAAGCGCGGCATCGTCATGGGCGAGAATGCGCTCGGCATGATGATCGCCACACAGATGGGCGTGCCGCTCGGGGTCGGCAACACGCTGATCGAGGGTATCAACATTTTGGAAGAGCGGGTGACCTTCCGCGACGACAGCCTGAACAACCCGATGATGGGCTGGGGTCAACAGAAAGGCGACGATCAATCCAACGGCCAACAGACCTCGCAGGTGTCGGCGTTTCAGGTGCAGGGCGGCGTCAACCGCTACCGGCCGGCGCTGATCCCGGCGAACTCGCCGGTAACGCAGATGGATATGCAACAACTGGTCGAGACGGCAACCGCGTGGGCGGCAACCACGCAGATCGACGCCGAGATCGTGGTGCAGGGCTGGCAGTCGTCACCGGGCGTGCTGTGGAATCCCGGCGACATGATCCCGGTGCGCTCGCCGATGGCGCCGCTGAATCAAAGCTTGAACCTGTGGGTGGCGACCTTCATGCAGGACAACACCGCCGGCACGACCACGCGCCTGGAGTTGAAGAAGTGGGCGGCGACCGCGACCGACTGGGGCACCAAGACCGACAACGCGCCCGACGTACCGTCGGCGCCGCAAGACACCACGCCCGCGCAGCCATTACAGCCGGGGGGCGCGGGCGTACCGGGCGCCGGCACAGCATTGTGAGGAAGCGATGAGCATCATATCGACAGCACGCGACGCAGCATCGAGAGCCTTCCACGGCATTTCGCGCGGCACCCTGACAAAGGTCGATGACACGCCGATGATGCAGGAGCTCGAGATCAGCATCATGTACGGCGAGAAAAAGACCCATGTCGAGCACTGGCATCCCTACGGCTGGTCGACCCACCCGAAGACCTCGCAGAGCCAGGGCGGCCAATCGGGCGGCGGCGGTGGTGGCGGCGGCGGCGGCGGCGGTGGTGGTGGCCAAGGCGGCGGCAGTCAGCAAGGCTCGACCTATGCGGAAGTGCTGGTCGGCTTCCTCGGCGGCAATCGCGATCATGCCGTGGTCTTCGCCACCGCCGATCGGCGCTACCGGCTGCGCGGCCTGAAAGAGGGCGAGGTGGCGCTGCACGACGACCAGGGCCATCAGGTCCACATCACCCGTGACGGCATCATCGTGTCGGCGCCGAAGGGCAAGAAGATCATCACGCAGATCATGCAGAAGCAGGATCCACCTGACGCCGATCAGCAGAGCCAGCAAGGCGGACAGAGCTACGGCGGTCAGGCATCGCCGAAGGGGCAGCCCTATCAGGGGCCGCAGGCCGACACCAAGAAGAACAAGCCGCTGGCGACATTCGCGCTGGACGAAAACTCGTTGACCGTGATGCATCCGAAGCAGATCAAGCATCAGATCAGCGACGCCGACGGCTCCAACGTGAAAGCGCATATCACGATGGACCAGCAGAGCATCACCCGCTCGCACAAAACCGGCTCGATCACCGACAACTCGAAAACCTACGATCAGTACGTGACCACGATGTCGTCGCAGCATGGCCCGTCACAGGGCTGGACCGGGCCGCTCGGCGCCGCGCCAGGTGGCGGCGGCGGCACACCGAGCTTGCGCGGTGGGGTGCGGCCGGGGCCGGGACACACGCTATGACCGACATTCGGATCATCCAGTTTTATGATCCGCGTTCGCCGCTCGGCCTGACGCTGGACTGGCTGTTGCTGGACAACGGCGCGCTCGATGAAAGCAACGAACTCGCCGCCGCCTTCATCGTCGCGCTCGGCACTGATGCCCGCGCCGATCCCTCCGATGATCTGCCCGACCTGCCGAACCCGACCATCGACCCGCCCGATTATGCCGGCTGGTGGGGCGACCTCGATGCCGCCGCGCTGTGGAACGGCTGGCCGATCGGCAGCAAGCTGTGGCTGTTGCGGCGCGCCAAGATCACCGACGACGCCTACAAGAACGGCTCGCTGCTCGGCCGCGTCGAGCAGTACATCATGGAGGCGCTGGCTCCGTTCCGCACCTTGAAGGTATGCTCGGACATCGAGGTCACCGTGTACCGGGGCGATTTCACCTATAACGAAGTGTGGGCGCATGTCGTGGCGTATCGAGGTCCCGCGACGGTGGTCGATCTGCAATATCTCGTGCTCTGGAACGACGTGAGGCCGTAACCATGCCCTGGACCACGCCGACGCTCTTTCAGGTTCGCTCCATGGTCCGCGACAGCGTCGCGGCGGCGCTGGCGACGGCGGCGGTGCCGCAGCAAACCATTCTCACCATGCTCAATCGCGGCATCGTCATCGGCAACGCGGTGCTGCGGGTGATGAGCGACGCGCAGGCCGGCATCGGCTATCTGATCCTGCGCTATGTCGATTGGCTGGCGAACCAGCTCTTGCCCGACACCGCCGAGCAGGCGTGGCTCGACCGCCATGGCGTGCTCTGGCTGAAAAATGCCGACGGCTCGAAGGGCCGCAAGGGCGCCACCTTCGCCAGCGGCAGCGGCACCGCCACCGGCACGCCAGGAGCGCCGATCGCCGCCAACGCGCAGCTTACCGCCAACAACGTGCTCTATGTCGTCAGCGACGCCACCGCGATCGCGCAGGACGGCCAAGTTATCGTCAATCTTCAATCGCTGACCACCGGCACCGCGGCCGACTTGGCGCCGGGAGATTTGCTGACCTGGGTCGTGGCCTTGCCGGGAGTCGACGGCGTGGTCACGGCGGTGCAGGTGTCGGGCGCCGATGCCGAGTCGGACGACGAGCTGCGCGCCAGAATCCTCAAGCGCATCCAAGAGCCGCCGATGGGCGGCGACGCCACCGACTACGAGCAGTGGGCGCTGGCGGTCCCCGGCGTGACCCGAGCGTGGGCCTCGCCCAACGAGCAGGGTGTCGGCACCATGGCGCTGCGCTTCATGATGGACGACGTGCGCGCCGATCAAGGCGGCTTTCCCAACGCCAGCGATGTGGCGGCGGTGCAAGCGTATCTCGACAGCGTGCGGCCGGTGACGGTTAAAGACCTCTTTGTCGGCGCGCCGCTGGCCTACCCGATGACCGTAGTGATCGCCGCGCTCAATCCTGACAACGCCGCCACCTGGGCCGGCATCGTCGATAGCATCAACACGATGCTGTTCAACTACGCCAAGCCCGGTCACACCGACAACGGCTCGGGTGTGGACGCGCAGACGATTTACGCGGCGTGGGTGTCGGAAGCGATCAGCGACGCGCCCAACGTCATCTCGTTTCTTCTGGAAATGACCGACGTGGTGCCGCCGTCAAAGGGCTACATGGTGACGCTCGGCAGCGTGGTGCACTCGACGCAAATCCCGCCCAACCCGATTCCGGTGATGCAGCATGACCGACGGGCCGCTTAACGAGTGGCCGGCTTACGCCAACCCGAACAACGCGCCGGGGCAGTTCGCCGGCCCGCGCGATCAGGATGCCTATGCGGAAGCGCTGAAGGGCGCCTTGCCGCAAGGACAGGCGTGGAAGCGGCGGGTCGACCTCGAAGCCCAGAAGACCATGTTCGGGCTGGCCGGCATTTACGCCTATGCCGACATGCGGGCGCAGAACTTGGCGGTGACCGAGAGCGACCCGCGCCAGACCAGGGAAATGCTCGGCGATTGGGAGCGCAACTTCGGCCTGCCCGATCCGTGCGCGCGAGAAACGACGACGGTCGAGGAACGGCGCACCGCTCTGGTGCTGCGCATGACCATGCTCGGCACGCCGTCACGAGCCTTCTTCATCGATGTCGCCGCGCAGCTCGGCTACACCATCACCATCACCGAATACTCGCCGTATCAGTGCGGCATCTCCCGCTGCGGCGATACTCGCGCACTCAACCCCGACACCCCGGACAAATGCCGCTGGGAGTTGGGGCCGGGAGAAATGCGCTACTACTGGACCATCCATGTCAACGCGACGCGGATCAGCCATTGCCGCTGCGGCGTCGGACAGACCGGCATCACTCGGCTATTGTCGATCGGGCTGGCGACCGATCTGGAATGCATGTTGCGGCGGTTGAAGCCGGGTCACACCGAGATCGTCTTCGATTATAGTCCAGCGTACTCGATGGACTTCACCGCCCCGCAGAACAGCCAATACCTGCTCCTCTTTGCCGGAGTGTTGTGAATGAGCGACAATCTGCAAGTCAAGGACGGCATCGGCGATCTGCAAACGATGCGGACCAAAGATGTCTCGCCCAATCCCGAGCAGCCGATCCATGTGGCGGCCTCGACGCCGATGGATCAGACCGGCGAGGCGCTGTTCACGCCACAAAATCCCGGCGTCTTTGCCGGCCTCGCCACCATCGCCAGCTATTCGATGCAGCGGCCGGCGAACACCGTGCCCTACGCCATCGGCGCTCTGGTCGGCAACGATCTGTCGGCGGTCCAGGTCATCCCGTTCCAGTTTCCGGTCGGGCGCGCCGCCGGCACGCTGGTCGAGGCATCGCGTGCCCGGTTGTTCAAAACATCCACCAGCACGCTCAACGCCATTTTCAGATTGCATCTGCATCAACAATACCCAGACATTCTCGCCGGCGACGGCCAGCCCTGGCTCACCAACACGGCGGGGTATTTCGGCAGCTTCACCTTCGACATGACGAATCCGCAACTGGCGCGGGTGTTCAGCGACGGCGCCAAAATCATCGCCGCACCTGACGTCGGAGCCAACATGATCAGCGAAACCGCCGACGAGGCTACCGTCGTCTATGGCATCTTGCAGGTGTTGGCGGGCTACACGCCGGCCAGCGGCGAAATCTTCACCATCGAGATCGAGGCTACAGCGCCATGAAATACGCTCAACCTTGGGATCAACCGTCGAACCCGAATGCGTCTTATATCGATGGCGACCAGGCCGCCGGCATCGAGGGCTCGATCATTCCGGCCGCAGGGGTCGAAGATCCACAGCGCGAGCTGGTCAAGCTCATCACCGACGTGGGTTTGACGGCGCCGACCGACCTCGACCTGACGCAAGTCAGCTACGCCACCCGCTTCATGCGGACGCAGTTCGTGCAGGACCTCGGCGTTCCTAACAATATCGCCGTCGCTCTCAACCCGTCGCCGATCGTATGGGGAACGCCGCTGTCGTTCTTCGTGCAGATCGGCCCCGGCAACACCAACACGTCGAGCGTCGTCACCTGCGCGCTCACCGGCATCCCCGGCACGCGCAACGTGGTCAAGCACGATGGCTCGCCGGTGCAGCCCGGCGACTTCAGCGCCGGCGGCGTCGCGTTGTTTGCCTACGACGGCTTTCTGGTGCGCTGCATGTCGTTCTTGGCCAGCGACGTGTCGATCCCGGCGCAACTGCCGCAGCCGATCTCCGGCGCCATCAATCTCAACGGTCAATCCACCGGCAACCTGACGGCACAATGGACCTGCGAACAGCTCACCTTCCTCACCGCGCTCGGCGGCAATCGTTATTTCGCGCCGAACCTGACGCTCAACTTCAACGGCGCCACCACCGGCGTCAACGGCATGGATACCGGATCGATGCCGATCAGGAACGATCTGTCGGTTTACGCGATCTACAACCCGACTACGCAAGCTGTCGGCACGCTCGGTTGCGCCGGCGCGGTGTCGCGCGGCACCGTCTATACCGGCTCCAACATGCCGGCCGGCTACACCGCTTCGACCCTGATTCACTCACAGGTGACGCGGCAGACCAGCGGCTATCTGCAACGCTTCATCCAACATGACCGCACCGTCTGGATTTCGTCGTTCAACGTCCTGACCAACGGCACCTCGACCGCGTGGGCGGCGATCAATCTCTCCGCGGCGGTGCCCTACAACACCAAATGGGTCGCCGGCAACGGCGACTGCGAGATCGTGCAGAGCGGCGTGTCGGCATCGCTGTCTGGTGATGGCGCGCAAAACACCGGCTATCAATGGTTCGGCGCCGGCTACGGCCCGAGCTCGTCCTCGAGCCCGACCAACTACGGCGATATTCCGCTGATCACGCCGCAGACGATCTACTACTATGTCAACCCAGCCGGCGCCGTGTTCTCGTGCGCGATCGACCGCTACGGTTTCTAAAGGGAGGTTGGCGATGACCACGGTTTATGTCGGCATCAGCAACAATCAAGTCGTCAGCGAATGGAGCGCCCCGCAGGGCGCCAACGCCGAGCCGATCTACCAAGAGATCGACGACAGCGATCAGCGATACGTGGACTGGCAGACCTATTTGAGCGCCAAGGCCAGCTACATGGCAGCGCAGAACGTGGTGATCACGTCCACTGCCACGGCGGCGCTCGACGGCACCTATGCGGCCGACGCCAACACCCGCTCGGCAATCGCCAATCAGCGCCAGAGCATTGCGCTCGACAGCACGTTCTTGGATGGCACCACGACGCTCGATTGGCCGGATATCGCCGGTATCACTCACAGCTTCGGCATGACCGACTTCACCAACTTCGGCAAAGCGGTGTCGATCTATGCCGCGCAACTTGAGCAAGCCTATCTGGCGATCAAGGCCAATCATTCGGTCGGCTGGAATCCGCCGAGCAACGCGATCACCATTCCATGACCCAAGTGCTCAATCTGCCGTTCATGGCGAACCTCTCGTTCGAGATCACCCGCGACGCCGATTGGCTCGACTCGCTGTTCTTCTCGGCGCCGGGTTCGCCGCAGGCGATCATCACCATGATCGGCTCGATCATCGCCGGCAACAGCGCGATCACGATGACGACGGCGGCCGGCCTGGTGCCAGGGCAACCGATAGCTCCAGGCGGCGGCATCGCGGTCGGCGCCTATGTGGGCTCGATCCCGACCGTGGGGACGGTGCAGATGGTCGATATCAACGGCAACCCGCTCAATGCACTCGGCACCAATGCGGCGGTGTCGTTGTCGTTCGAGCCGTTACCGCTCGATCTCACCGGCATCGAGTTTCGTTCGATGCTGCGCAGCGCCGAGGGTGACGCCCAAGTCTATCTGGAAACTTCCACCGCCGAGGGCACCATGATCAACGGCGGACAGTCAGGCGTGTTGTCGTGGAACGTCAAGCAGCCGCAGATGGCGGATGTCCGCGCCGGCGACTACGTGCTCGACATTCTCGCCTACGGCGATGGCAACACCGTCAACCTCTTGCCGGGTGATCCGGCCCAAGTCACACTCTCCGACGGCGTCACTGACGCCCCGGTCGCTGCTTCTTTGTGAGGACAGGCGATGGCGATCCTCGGACAGCCTACGATCGTCGGACCGACCGTGCTGCCGGCCGGACCGCCCGGTGCCGGCGGCGCCACCGGCTCGACCGGGCAGGGCGGCCAGCAAGGCTCGACCGGACCGCGAGGTCCGGGCGCGGGCTCGACCGGCGCCACCGGCCTGCCGGGGCCGCAGGGCGTTGTCGGGCCGGCCGGCGCCACTGGCCAGCCGGTGCCGGGACCGACCGGCGCCACCGGGTCTTCGGGACCTGCCGGCGCCACCGGCAATGTCGGCCCGCCCGGTGTCATGGGCGCGACCGGCGCCTCGGCGCTGTTCTCGTGGGCCGCCGATACCGCGGTCCAGACCATGGCCGACCCCGGCAATGGCAAGTGGCGCGCGAACGCTGCGTTCGGCGCCGCCACGGCGCTGGCGATCAGCGCGCTCACCAGTGTCGGCGCACCGAATACGCGGCCGTGGTGGGTGCACCTGAATCTCGGCACCGTCATCGGCATGTTCGATGCCGTCAGCGGCGCCGGCTGCTTCTACACCGTCATGGGTCCGGTGATCGACAACACGACCTGGGTGCAGGTGCTGGTCACCGCCTCGGGCGTCACCGGCCTGGTCAACAACGGCGATCTTTGTTTCTTCAACGCGCAGCTCGCCGGCTCGCAAGGCGCCACCGGCCCGGTCGGCGCGACCGGCACATTGCCGACCTTCGTCATGCCCGGTGCCTTCTTCGGCGGCGGGATCAATCCAAACACCGCGCTGCCGGCGACCGCGATCGACATCGGCGCGTGGTACGGCGCCGACGACGGCAACACCATCATGTTCGCCCTTCCGGCGATGACCAAGACCACGGCGCTGTGGGCGGCCGGGTCGGGCAATGGCGGCATGGCCTATACCGGCGCCATCGGCGCCAAGTGGTTTCACGTCTACGCCGCGCTGATCAACAGCTTCCCGGATGTTTTCTTTGATGTCACTTATCCGCCGACGACGCTACCGAGCGGCACCACCGTCTGGCGCCGGCTCGTGTCGTTCAAATGCTCGGGCGGCACCGGCAACAAGAACGTTTACCCGTTCAAGATGGTCGGCCGCAAAGTGATGTGGCTGACCCCGCCGAGCGAGTACAGCAACTTTGGCGGCTTCTCCAACTCGCAGACGCCACTCGCTTGGGTGCCGAACTATTTCCCGACTGAGGCCGACTTCGTCGTCGATATGTACAACACCAACGTCGCCTGGAGCGGCGATGTCTATGAGGAAGCGGTCGGCGCCTACTCTGGAATACCCGGCGGCTTTACGCAAAATCAGCAAGCGGGCGAGGAGATGGGCGGCCGCTATCATCTGGTGACCGGGATTCGCGCCAGCGATTCTCTGCCGTGCGTGCGCTGCCAAATATCGACAGCGCCGAACTCGAGCTCATATTGGTGGACGCGCGGCTGGCGGGAGATCATTCCGCACTGATGATCACCGAACTCACCATGCTCACCGAGCCGACGCCAGGGCCGGTGCCGACGCCCGGTGCTACCGGCGCGTCTGGCGCGTCTGGTGCCGGCGCCACGCCGATCTTCGGCGCCACCGGGGCCACCGGATCGACCGGGCAGACTGGGGCTACCGGGTCAGGCGCCACCGGGCAGGCCGGATTGCCGGGACCGAGCGGGCCGCAGGGCGCCACCGGCATACAGGGGCCGACCGGGGCGAGCGGGGGGCCTGGAGCCACGGGCGCCGGCCTTCCGGGGCCTACGGGTGCGAGCGGTGCCACCGGGGCGCTAGGTGCCACCGGGGCGACCGGGGCCGGCGCTACGGGCGCGAGCGGGCCGCAGGGCGCCACCGGCATACAGGGCATACAGGGCGCCTCGGGGCCGCAGGGCGGTAGTGGACCAATCGGCTTGCAAGGGCCGCCCGGAAATCAGGGACCGCAGGGCGCCACCGGCGTCGGTGCAGCCGGCGCCACCGGGGCGACCGGGATTCAAGGCGCCACCGGATTAGGGGCGACCGGCGCCACCGGCATCCAGGGGCCGACCGGCGTCAGCGGCGCTACCGGGGCCACCGGGGCGGGCACGACCGGCCTCTCAGGCGCGACTGGCGCCACCGGCCTGCTCGGCCCGACCGGTGCGGCTGGAACGCCCGGTGCGGCTGGCACGGCAGGCGCTACCGGCGCCACCGGGGCAGGCACGGCAGGCGCGACCGGCGCTTCTGGAGTCGGCAGTTCGCAAATGCAGGTGCAGGTCTTTCTCGCCAGCGGCACCTACACGCCGACTGCGGGCATGAGGTTTGCGCAGATCGAATGCGTCGGAGGAGGTGGTGGTGGCGGCGGCACCTCCGCCGCCACGACCGGCAACCAGGAAGCCGGTGGTGGCGGCGGTTCTGGCGGTTATTCACGCAAGCTGGTCACGGCAGCTGCGGTCGGCGCGTCGCAGGCGGTGACGATCGGTGCAGCCGGCACCGGCGGCGCGACCGGAGTGGCCACGGGCGGCGCAGGCGGCGCAACGTCGGTCGGCAGCTTGTGCGTCGCCAATGGCGGCTCAGGCGGCGGGCGCATGACCGGGGCGGGCGTGGGCGGAGCGCCGGGAGCCGGCGCGAATACCACTGGCGCGGTCGGCGATGTTGTGATGCCGGGCAATGCTGGCAGTCCGGGGGCTTGGTCGCAGAACGCCTATGCTATTTTTGGCGGTGGTGGCGACGGTGGCGGCAGTGCGTTGGGCGGCGCTCCCGGCAACGCTTCTGCGGCCGGGATCGCGGCTGCGGCCAACACCGGTGCAGGCGGCTCGGGTGCTAGCAGTACGGCGGCGACCAACTATGCCGGAGGTCTAGGCGGTTCTGGTATCGTCATCATCACCGAGTATTGCTGAGGCCATGCGCTTCCATATCCTCGGCATCCCGCACACCGCTACCACCAAAGACTATTCGTCGTGCGCCTTCACGCAGAAGGTGCTCAAGCTCTGCAAAATGTTGAAGATGCAGGGCCACACCGTTTTCCACTACGGCAATGAGCTGAGCGAGGTCGAGTGCGACGAGAACATTGCGGTGACCTACAAGCACGACATCGCGCCACCGGAGACCAGCGGCAAGTTCGATCACCTCAATCTGACGGTGATGAAGTTCAATGCCATCGCCCACGCCGAGATCCTGCGCCGTAAGCAGCGTTGGGATTTTCTGTGTTGCGCGTGGCCGGCGCACTCGAACATAGCGATGCAGCACAGCGCCGACATGCTGGTGGTCGAAACCGGCATCGGTTATCCGGAAGGCCACTTCGCGCCCTACAAGGTATTCGAGAGCTACGCGATGCTGCACGCCTATCGCGGCCTCGATGCGGTGAAGACGGCGAACGGCAATGGCTGGTGGTACGACGTGGTGATCGCCAACAGCTTCGACCCCGAGGACTTCACCTACCGCGAGGACAAAGAGGACTATTTGCTGTTCATGGGACAGCGCAGCATCGGCGGCGACGGCAAGGGCATCAACATCGCTTGCCAGATCGCCGAGCGCACTGGCCGGCGCATGGTGGTCGTCGGCCCCGGCGAGATCGGTTTCGAGTTGCCGCGCGGCGTCGGCCGCGAGGGCTTCGTCGGTCCCAAGCGCCGCGCGCAGCTCATGTCGCGCGCCCGCGCCGTGCTCTGCCCGTCGCTGTTTGTCGAGCCGTTCTGCGGCGTGTCGATCGAGGCGGCGTTGTGCGGCACGCCGGTCATCTGCAGCGATTGGGGTGCGCTGTCCGAGAACGTCCTGCATGGCGTGACCGGCTGGCGCTGCCGCACCATGGGACAGTTCGTATGGGCGGTTCAGCACGTCGGCCGCATCAAGCCGGCCGATTGCCGCGCCTGGGCGGCGGACAACTTCTCGCTGGCGCGCATGAGCGGGCTGTACGATGCATATTTCCGCTCGCTGATGCATATCGCCACCGGCAAAGGCTGGTACGCGCCGCACGACGGCGACGATCTGGAGTTCTTTGCCCGCCACTATCCGGAGGGAGTTCATGACGGACAGACCGACCATCGCCCAAGGATCCGTGGGGTTGCCGGTTGAGGAAGTGCAGACCTGCTTCGACCTCGACGCCGACGGCCTGTATGGCGCCAACACCAAGAGCGCAGTCGAGCGTTTCCAGTTGAACAACGAGCTTGACGTCGATGGCGTGGTCGGGCCGAAGACCTGGATTGAGCTTGCGACCGCCTACGGCCTGCCGGCCTATCATCCGCCGCATTTCTACATCGAACCGCTGGAGCCGGCGCTGACCGACGCCATTCTGGTGCTGGCCGCCGAGTCGCATATCGCCAGCTACGGTTGGGACGATCGCGGCACATCGCCGGTGGGCTACGTCCAGGGCATGGCGCTGGCGTGGGCCTCGCTGGTGCGCCGCTTTGTCATGCGCGATCCGGCAGTCCACGAAATGGCGAAGGCCAACAGCGGCAACGCCGACAAGGACGCGCTGGCATGGTACGACGACGTGTTCGCCGACTTGGGCATCGATAACGCAAAGGCCGGCATCAACACCTTGCGGCACGGCTTCGTGCTCCTGCACGGCTTGGGAATGCGCGAGTCTTCCGGCCAGCACTGCGTCGGCCGCGACATGAGCGCCGACAACGTCACCAGCGACACCGCCGAGGCCGGGCTGTTTCAAACAAGCTGGAACGCGCGCAGTTGCTCGCCGCAGATGCAGGAGCTTTACGATCTGTACTATGCGGTCAACGATAGCTGGATGGGCTTGCGCGATTATTTCGAGCGCGGCGTGGCGTGCTCATCGAGCGATTGGCAGAGCTACGGCAGCGGCGCCGGCTATTGCTATCAGGTGATGGCGAAAAACGCGCCGGCCTTCGCGGTCGACACCACCATGGTCGGGCTGCGCAATCTGCGCCAGCATTGGGGGCCGATCAACCGCTATGAGGCGGAAGTGCGGCCCGAGGCCGACCATCTGTATCACGCCATCCAGGGCTTGATCCTCGACGCGCCGAGCGTATGATCGGGGCGTCTTGAGACGTGCTCTTCTTTTGGTTGCAGATCATCCTCCCTAGAATGATCGAGCAAATACTGGAGCGCCGGGGATTGATCCTTCCCCGGCGTTTTTTCATGTCTTGAGCGTGCCGTAGAAGGTGCCGTAGAAGGCGCGGCCGACGCAGCCGCTCTCATTCAAGCGAGCAACGTTGCCGCCTCGGCCGAGCAGCCGTTCAAAAAACGCCACCGTAAGCTCGTGCGGGTGACACTCGTGCGCCGGCACGTCGATCCATTCAAACAATCGGATCAGGCCGGCACGCTCCTTGGCCTTGCGCAGTATCAGTTCGGGGTCATCGGTGTGTTGCAGGCAGTTGTAAACCCACGCTTCATCGACATGGCGCAAATGCTCGGAGTCGAAATCTTCGGCCCGCATCTTGAAGAGGATGATGCCGGCCGCCTCATAACGGTCGTTGACCCAAAATGGCATGTTCAACGGATCGACCACTGCCGCCACGCCGAGATCGCTGCATTTGAGCAACAGACTTACCGGGCCGCCGCCGAAATCGATCACGCTCTTGTCGTGCATGGCGATGGCGAAGGGACCGCCAGCGCGGCCGTCATGGTGGAAGGCGAGGCCCATATACTTGGCATAGACGAGTTGCTTCGTCTCTTCGCCGTAGGTGTTGCAACAGTTGCCCCAAAACTTTTCCTCAAACGTCAGCGTGAACTCCATCATCATCCAATCCAAACCATTCTTCAACGCACTTGTCGCAGAACTTGGCGCAGGCGCCCTCGTTGCTGAAAAACATCAGCGGCACGTCGTCGTCGTCGATCTTGGCATGGCAATAGGAGCACAACGGCCGGGGCCGGCTGTCGGGCGGGCCCCAGGCAACCAGATTCCAGTCGAAGCCCGGTCTAGTGCGCAGGCGTGCCATCGGGCGTCACCACATCGATATCGAGGCGGTTGAGAAACTTCACCAGCCGGATCGGTCGCCCCCACATGCGCGCCATCAGCGCCACAGTCGGCCGCAGTTCGCGCAGCCGGCGCTCGTCGGCTGCGCACAGCGCCGCCGTTACGCCACGCGCGAGCGGCGCTGCGCAGACCCCCTCGTTGCCGGTCTTGTCGACCGAGAGATACGCCCACATGGCCTCGATCCGCGGTATCGTGTTGACCGGATCATCGTTCGGTTGCTTCACCATCTGAAAGCTGGCCGGCACCATGTTGACGGCGTTCAAGATGAAGGCGGATTCCTCGGGGGTGAAGTCGCGGCACACCGCGATACGTTCGCGCAGGTCGAGGCGGTTGATGGTCATTTGTCCTCCAACATGCGCTTGCGGTAAAGATCGCGGGCGCGCTGCGCGATCAGATACAACGTCTCGTCCTTCGGCCGGTCGCGTGCCAGCTTGGCGGCGAGCAAATCGACGATCTCCGCCAGCATATCGACATCATCGCGCTCGCTCATGCTTCTTCCACTTCGCTGAAATCGTTCTTTTCATCGACGCTATTATTGATCAGCGCCGTGTCGAAAGCGTAGTCGGCGAGATTACCAAACGCCTCACGTGGCATCGGCATTGTGGTCGCCAGCATTGCCGCTTCCACCAGATGGTCATGCACTTGCAGCCAAGCTTGGCCATAACCGGATTTGAACCTGGGGTGGTCACGGTCGATCATGATGCGTGCTTCTCCCGGCGCTCGATCTCGAACTCCAAGTCCTCGACGATCTTTTGTTGGCGCGCTCGCGACTGCTCGATGCCGGCTAGGCTGTCGCGGGCCACGCCCAAGAATGCACGCAATTGGCCGAGCGTGGCGGCGGCGTAGTCGTCGCGCGTCGGCAACGGTCGATCAGCCGGCCATGGTTTGCTGTCGTCGGCCATGTGTTTCCTCCCTTAGCTTTCATTTTAGTTGGTCCAGCTATCATTGCCGATGATCCGGTCGATATCGTCCTTCTGCGGACTGCCGCCGAGCGCCACCAGCTTGTCGTAAATCTGCTCGCTGCTATCCGGCCCGTTGCAGAAGTCCCAACGGTTGCCGGCGCAATACTGCACTTTCCAGCGTGCAGCGATCTCACGGTTGATGGCCATCGGCGGCTCGTAGCGCAATGCCTGACGCGGGTTCATGCTCATGTCTTCTCCTCGCGGTGAACCTGATAATCGTGCGTGACAAAGCCCAAGCCGGCGTCGCCGCGCTGGTGCTCTGCAATCCAAATCTTGTGGCCCTTGCAGTGGCGGCAGATCATGTCATCGTTGAACTCGTGCTCGCATAGCGGCGTCAGCGGACAGCGCCAGTCCTTGCGCCAGTGGCCGCGCACCTGATGGGCGCGCTTGCGCAGCAAGATCGAGGCTTTGATGACCAGCTTGCGATAACGAGTTTCTGGAACGGTCAGGTGCACGATCGAGTGCTTGAGAAATTTCCTGTACGAGCCGCGCGCCATGAAGCCGTGGCTCGGCTCGACATGCTCGATTCTCACTGGCAGGTCGTTGATGGTAGCGAGTAACGCCCACAGGTCGCGCACCAACAAAGAAGGCTTGAGTAGTTCGGGTTTAACCTTTCTCAATGAGTGCATTTGCGGGGCGCTGATTGCCTCGCTCCACGTCAACGTCCAAGCGACATGCGGCGACCGGTAGCCGTCCATCATCACGATCAGGTTTTCGGCCATTTCGTCCGTGTATAACTTGATCGGCGGCCACATCAGCGGCGTGTCGGTCGAACACCAAGTCACGCTGACCGGATGCGTCATGGCGCGGCCGGGGTAGTGGGCGCTGGTAAAGCTTTCGGTGGCGATAAAAGCAGTGTCGATCTTCGGATGCTGACGCACCAGCCAGCCGACGCGGCGCG